CGATTCCGGAAGCGCAAACGCCCCAAGACCGTGAAGCGACCGGAATGCAACGATGGTCATCAATTCACCTTCTACCGGTTTCGGAGCAAACGCAAGAGGAGCGCGCCACGTTAGCTATCTCCGCGACGGGCTGCCGCAAATAGGACAACGCCCGCCGCAGCCGCGAGCGCGCCAGCAATGAGCCACGACGTACGCGACTTTGTGTCCGCGCCCGGCGGCGGAAGCGGCGGAAGCGACGAGCCAACAAACTGCGGGTCAATATTGCTCGGAAGCGGCAAATTGAGACCGACGCTCTGCGCTTCGATCACCGTGCGGACCACTTGAAGGACTGGCGCTTGGTCGGGACTTCCAAAATCACAATCCGAACCAACGGGGCCCGACTTCATCATGAAGGGCATCGGAATCGGCGGACACGGAACACGCCGTTCCTTGAAAATCGCAATCAGAGAAGCCACGAGCTGTACGACGAGCACAGCAACCGCGACAATGGGATTGATCATCGACGCAACACCCATCGCCACGCCACTCGCAACCCCGATGGTCAAAAGATCCTGCTCGATGGCTGCTTGCCGAAGCGCGTGCAGAATCGTCGAATACTCACGCGCAGACAACCCAAGCGCTTCAGGCGGCCACTGTTCGAAGTACGTAATGTACCGCCGCCAGCCGCTCATGATAAACTCACCCTCAGGCGCGAGAAGCGGACGCGCCCACGCACGAACGTACGCCGACAGCGCAGCCCATGACGGCACGAAGAACTCATCCGACGCGGCGTACTCGGGCTGCGGAAATAGCAGCTCCAGCGGCACAAGCTCCGTGCGATCGTTTCGACGTGCAATCGCGTCGAACACGTCACTCCGCGTCAACGCGGCGTGGCCTTCGCCGCCTGAAATGGGATCAAGCGCGATGAACCCGCCAACCGTGCGCACGGAACCCAAGTCGCCGTACCGCGTCCCGCTCGCAAACGTGCCAAGCGCGCTCACACCGTCGAAGCTCCACGCGCGCGCTTCGCCAGGCTCGACTGTCCAGCGTCGCGCTTCGTGCGTGTGAACGCCGGGCTTCAAGTAGCGCCCGTCTTCCATCAAATCCCACGGCTCACCTGTGCCTGCGACGTTGCCTTCTTCGAGAAACAAAATGTCGCGTTCGATGGCGTTGTGAAGAACTGCGGAGCCCGCCGCTTCCGCACCCGAGAGAATGGACGTCGCTGGAATCAGCTCGCCCACGGGCTGCCCAGGAAAACCCGTTGCGCCTGAGAAAAAGAGACTGTGCGAAATGGGAATGTACAACCGACGACCCTGCGCGCGTGCGGCTTTCCACCAGCGCTCGACCATCGTTGTCACTTCGGGCGGGCCGAAGAGCGAAAGGTTAGTCGCGAGCACCGAACCCGCAGAGGGCGGCTGCTGGCCACTGCGCGTGCCCCGTCCAAGCGGATCGACAATCTCACGCGCGAGCGTGCGCATGCCCGGATTGAAACCAAGCGCGCTCTTGCGCGGGTGCGTCCAAACAGGCTTCAGCCCCGTCGCGGCATGCGCGGACGAGATGAACTTCACGATCTGCGCGAACCAACGCGTACGATCGCTTGACGACGCGGGCGCTGACATGATGCCTGCGGACAGCCATGACTGACACGCTTTGTACGTGTCGAACATCCAAATTTTCTGAAAGTACGCGTCAGCCGTACAGGGAATGTCGTAGAGCGCGACACCCATGTAGCCGCCGCAATCCGGAACGCCCATCCAGCGACCTTCACGGCGCACGTCCGTGACGCGCGTTTGTACGATGTCGCCTTCAGACGTGTCGAGAAACGCACGCGTCACGTCCTGCTGCTGCGCGTACTGCGCTTGAACAGCAGTCAGCACCTGCTGCTGCGGCGCACTGGCCTGACGAACAGACGTGACCGTCGTCGGCCGGGCCGGATTCAACGCGCGCTTGATGTCGTCGGACAGTTCAACCACGTCAGACCCATTCGATCCCGATGATTCCCAAAATGGCGCTCGCGAGAGATCCTGCGACCTCGTCACCCTCGATCTCGAACGCGTCAGTCAACGCGCGCACGAGATCCCAGATCTCTTGACCATCGTAGTCTCGCGGCCCCGCGTAAATGACGTCCGCGCGCGCGTCCGCTTGCACAGCGTCGAGATCTTCGCCTTTCAGCTCGAGGTAAAAGTCCGCCTCGTCGAAAGGCCCGACGTACGCTTCGTAGTGCCGATGAAACTGACCAGACGTGGGAAGCACGGCGAAGCTGAGCGTGATCGTCGGACCATCATCACCCGCGTCTTCTGCAACCTCCTGCGCGCAACGTGCACACCGAAGCGTTGCGACATTCGCATCGCCGTGCCATGCCGCGCCGGGCGCGTCACAGTCATCGCAGAACATCTCTCCGTCTACGATAGGCACCGCGATCACCGAAGAAGAAGGACAGCAAGAAGTGCCGCACCCGCGATCGCGCCGCCGATGAGCAGCGTGTTCGTGTCGATGCCCGTCTTGTTTTGCGCTGCCAACATCGCAGAAAGTTGCTGCTCCGTCGTGCGCTGATTGGCGTCGATGGCGGCCTGTTGCGCACGTGCTTGCGCTTGCATCTCTGCAAGGAACCGATCGGTATTGGCCTGACTCGCAACAGTCGCCGCCGACGCAGCCTCCGCAGCGCACCCCGCTGCCCACGCGTCCGTGACAGCGCCACCGGTGCTCGCGGCGTAGTAGCCCGGGCTGCCGCCACTCGTCGATGTCGAGCCTTCCGTCTTCGTCGGCGCCGCGTACGCGCTGCCAATGAGCGAAAACGCGCTCCCCAAGATCTCACGGCCGACGACCCAGCCCGTGTCGGTGCAGAGATCTGCGCCGCCAAGCGCTGAAAGCCCGCCGAGTGTGACTGCGCGCTGCATGTCCGCGCCACGAATGGCCGCGCCTTGTCGCGAAGGGCCTCGACGGTAGCGCCCAAGCGCTCCACGGTAGGCCCCCGCGGGCAGCGCCGCACCGTAGTTGCCCCGACGAAACGATCCGTAATCGGAAGGACCGACGATTCGCCCACGACCGTAATCGGAAGGCCCAACGATTGCGGCTCGGCTCATCTGTAGCTCCTGTACACGACGTAGACGCCGCCTGCGATGGCTACGGCAGCGAGACTGAACCGAAACCACGAGGACTTGTACCAAGCGCCCGCGGCAGTGAGCGCGTGGTCGTTGAGCTTATTGACACGAAAGCGCTCCTGAAGCGTGAGCTTGCGCGCCGTGTCTTCGCCGAGCGCCGCATTGATGGAGGACGCTTCGTTTTCGATGGCCGCGAGCTTTTCTTCTGGCAGCTCCGCGGTCTGCGCTTCTGCGACGATGCGATTGAGCTCTGTGACCGCGTCGTCGACAGTGCCGCCCGAAAAAGCGCGTCCGAGACCCTGCGCGCGCATCGACGGATTGTACGGCGGAAGCCGAGGCCCGTCGCCGTACGTGAGCGCGCGTCGCCGAGGACTACGCGCGACGTAGACCTGACCCAAGCTTCCGAGTGTCACGACGCGCACGTCAGCTCACTTCCGCTCGGCGAAGCCCTGCGCGAACGCAACAGGCATCGAGATGGGCCAGAACCAAAAGCCGAGAAGCGACCACCCGAGCGCGCCCCACACGCTGTCGTGTCGCTTGTAGCCGTGGTACGCGCCGGCCGCGCCCGACGCGAGACTGACGAGACCGAGCGTGACCTGAAGCCACTGCGGCGTTTGGTACGCGAGGACTTCATCGTCGACTTGCCCGAGTGACGTGCCGCGAAGAGACGCGCGACCAATGCCTGCAAGAGTGCGCTGCACAGGACCTCCGTTTTGGCACGGTCCGCAACCGCACCCGCCGCAACCGCAGTTGCCAAGACCGCTACACCCGCTCGACGAGGCGCGCAGCGGATTCTGCGGCACCATCGGTGACGTGAGCGGCGGATTCAAAAACGTAGTGCGCATGTTGAGTTGCATTTATCGCCTCACGAAACCGCGACTGCGCACCACAGCCGCGCGAGCGCCCGATAGGGCCGCTTCGTGTTGGAGGAGTCGCGCACGGTGCGCGCGGCGACCCGAAATCTCTGACGCCATCGCCCACGCGTCGGGCGGCGGCTCGGCGCGTCCCATCATGCGCGACGTGGCCGTATCTTGACGCACTTGACGCGCAGTCACAGGGGTGAGATGCCGCAAGCGCTGTTGCGCCAAAGCATTCGCGCCACGCGCGGCAGCGGCTTCTTGAAGCGTGTAGCGCACAGGCGCCGCCATCACGCGCGCCACACGGTTGGGTACGCCCGACGTGTACTGCTGCTGAAGCGCGTGCCAGCTCTCGACAGACGACAGCGGACGCGCCCAGTTCGTCGCGTTACCCACGGGACCGTACTCGTAGCGCTTGTTCTGCTGAAAAAGCATCCGCTGCGGCATCAGCGCCGGCATCGCTTGGCCTGACATGTGACGGTAGTACGCCTCGACAGCGCTCGCGACTTTTGCTGGGTCCCGCGGGTACAAGTGCGTCCGCTGAAGCGTGAGCGGGAGCCGCTGAATCGCCGTCGGGGGGGCGAATGGACGCACGCGCGGACGGTGATAGGGCGGTAGGGGCATCGAAACCAGTGTCCCCTCTCCCTTTACGAGGCACAAGCCTCAGTTGTCCAGGGCCACCTGCGCCTCAGGGGTCCGTGTAGTCGTGATCTCTACGGCGTCACGAAGCCTACAGCTCAAAATCCTGATACGCCTTGATCTTGTCGTACTGCCAGCCCGGAATCGCGCCGGGCACCGTGGGATCGAGCGGAAGCCACTGCCGGACTTGGCCCGTCTTCGGAAGGCCCACGAGCAAGTAGATGTGCTCCCAAAACTTGCCGTTGGTCGACACGACACGCGCCCGAAGGTTCTGAAAGCCCACCATTTTGTGAAGCGCGCCGAGGGTAATCACTGCGTCGTCGCAATCCCCCGCGCCCGACTGAAGCGCACGCTTCGCAGTCATGAAGAGATCGTAGCCGTCGGGATCGAGCACGTAGCGCATGTTGAGAATGTAGAAATCCCAAAGCGCTTGGGATTCACACTGGGCATCCTTCATCCCGCAGAGCGCAGTCTGGGGAAGCCGAAACGCTTCACCCCACGCGATCACGACAGGGATCTCGAGACCTGTGCGTGGATCGGCGGTGAAATCGTCAGGCTTATTGCTCACGATCTTCGCGGCGAGCTGCCGGAGCTCGCCATCGCGAAGGCTCTTTCGAAACTGCCGCTGGATGAGCGAGACGTGCTCCTCGAGCGACGCACTTTCCCAAATCTCGACCGTCGCCGATGAGGCCATCTTGCTCTTTGATGTACGACGCGTGCGCACGCCGCGTCAAGGACGTGGGAGCGGAGGTCGGAATGTTTCATGGCCTTCCGAAGCCCTTGCTCTTCTCGAACGCCTCTGGCACATAGGGAGACCCCCGCGTGACTTCGTCACGCGGGGGTCGGTTGCCGGGGACGGCGGCGAGACTGAAGTCGTTTGGGAAAAGGAGGGATTCCGTGACAAACCACAGTCGCAGAGCACTTTGCGGCACCGTTGGGCTACGTGTCAACCCAAATCGGTGCGAACGTGAGTGAGCCCGAACGCCCCTCTGAAAAAGGCGGAAAAGTCATCCAATTCCGCGCGGGCCCGCAACCGAAACCTGACGCAGCGCCGTCCGTGCCCGTCACTGCGGAAATCGAAGTCCTGCCCAGCTCAATCTACAAGCCAGGCGTGCCCATCGAAAACGCGCCCGAAGGCTTTCACGAAACATTTCCGCTCCGAGGACCCATGCACACGTACGCGTGGTGGGCCTCGCAGGTAACCGACGCCCCTGCGTGGTTTCACGCGGCATCTATCCTGGTGGCCGCAACCGCGGAGATCGCACGTCGCGGATGGGTCATTGGCGCTGAGCAACGCTATTTGCCGCGGCTTTGGATGGCCATGGTCGCGGGGCCCGGCATTGGAAAGTCGACAGCGATCAACCTCGCGCGCGACTTCTACACAGATGCGGGCGGCGCGGGCGGCTGGAAAAGCCCATACGTCACCGCAGAAGGCTCGACACAGGGGCTCTTCGAGGCCATCGCGAAGCTCAGGGACGACAAGACAAACCTCACGACCGCCGTGCTCGTGAAGGAAGAGTTTTCGACGCTTCTGAGCGGAAAACGACGAGATGACTTGTCTTTCGCCCTTTGTGAATGGGCCGATGGCCAACATCACGAGCGGCACACCCGGCAGCTCCAGCGCGCTCGCGCCGAGGGGGGCCCGGGGGGTGAAGATCGCATCACCAACGCGGCGATCTCCGCGACATTCGTCACCACAAAGCACGCACTTCTCGACGTTGCCACTGCGCAGCATTTACACGGTGGCCTTTTCAGCCGCTTTTTGTGGGTCCCAGGCCAAGGCAGCGATGTCACACCACGGCTCCATCCTGGCCGTGCGGCTGTCGAACGCGCAACGGCCGTCGGCGCGTGGAAACGTTGGCACGGATGGCTTGACGCCGAGGAAATGGCCAATCCGCAAAAGGTTTTGCCCATCAAATCCGAGGTCAACGACTACCTCGAGCAAACGCTCTTCGTCGACTACAAGCGCGCGCTTCAGGAGAACAACCTCATGACGGCGCATTACAAACGCGCCTTGACGCACGCAAGCATCATTGCGGGTGTTTTCGCGCTCAACGATGGCTTTCACGCTGTCGAGCCAATTCACATGCACCGCGCTGTGAACTTCTTGAACCTCTGCCTCGACAACATCAGCCGCTTCGCGCCTGACGTGGCAACAACCGGTCTCATGCGCGCCATCAACCAAGCGTTCGATATTGTCCAAAGCAAAGGCGACAAAGGCGCGCGCCGGACGGACTTCTACCGCGATTTGCACGTCACCAAACGCGAGCTCGATACGATTCTCGAAACGCTGATCGATGAAGGCGCGATTTCCGAAGAGATCATCGTCCGCACAGGCAAACCGGGTCGTCCCACAAGCCGGTACATCGCGCAAAACGAGACGCGTTTCACGCCAGACCTTGACGACCCGGAGGCCATCGCGTAGCGTCGTGCCGTGCTCGAACTCCGCTTCAGAGGCTTCCCCCTGATACAGCGCGACGCCGAGCCACGCACGAAATTCGAAATTCGTCAGTAATTTCGTTCAATTTGGGGCCAGGGATTATTTATATAATTCCGAGCACCCCTTGTTGTACACACAGAGATAACCTTTTAATATATAAATATATAACGTATATATATCATATACTTAGAGACCATTAGTTTTGAGGACAGTTTTACGAGAGCGGAATTGCGTAGTGCCGCTTCAATTTGCCCTCGAAACTAACCGCCGTCGACGATGAATTATCGGTCAAATCACTGTACGTGGCCGCTCTCGTTGAAATCGGCAAAATGCAATAATGAAAGCGCAATGATTTCGTGACGTACCATGTGACTTTCATACCACAGTCGAAAAACCACAATGGACTTGACCCCACCGTGCACGTGGTGCAGTCTCGCCGCAGCTCGCAGAGAGCGTGATCTAGCTCCGTGGTTCGCCACGGAGCGTCTGACCTACTAGGACAGGCTACCCCCCGGCGACGGCGGGAAGGCTGCGTCGGGGGGTGGGGTGTATCCTACGCTCGACAGGCCACGAGCGTGACACGAGCAGTCATGCTTCGCCGGAGCAACCCCTCGAGGTTTTCATCCCGCGGTCATGGGTTCGAAATCACGGTCTCTGTGCGCGTTGGTGCGCCTTGGGCCAAGGTCCGCAAAAAGTACGCACCGCCGCGCCACTGGACCTGCAACTCTTTGCGTACCAGGTCGCGCTCGGAAAATGAGTCGGCCTGCGCACGGTTTCAGTGCCGGTCACGTCTTCGGTGTACGTCTCATGCGCAGTGACGTGTCCTCCACGTGCACACGAGCCTGTTGACTTCCCCGATCATCGCAGGTAGACCGGAAGGGCTCATGCTCGTCGAAATGCTCCTCTTCGCCGCTCTGGTGCTGATGTGCGCCCTGGGGCTCGTCTTCCGCGCACGACGCCGCAATCGCCGCGCGCTCCCGGTCATCGCGTGTGTCCACCAAACATGCGCCAATTGCCGGTTTTTCAGCCTCGACGGCGGTCAAGCCATCATGCGAAGTCACGCGCCGTTTTTCGCTGCGGCGCAGCATCTTCCCCCTTGGCAAATGGGCCGGCCGCAGGATGTAGAGCGAAATCCCGCGTACGACGCGCTCGAAGCGGAGATGATCCAAGCGGGCAAGGACGGCGACTACGACCGGCAGCGGGAGCTGCACAATCAGCTTCTCGAGACCAACCCCGGTGAGCTTTTACCCCCGACGCAGATCGACGGGACCCTTCTCGAGCTCCAGTGGCAGGACTTTGGCGCGTGCGGCGTCCACCAAGAGATCCGCGCCCAATCCGACGCCTGCGATCGCTGGGAGCCAAAAAATGTCACGTGACAGCGACGAGTACGACAACTACCCCTCGTCTGTCGTCATGCCGACGGTCTGGAAGGGCAAGGACGGCACGGCAATCCGCTCGAACACGCCCGTCGTGCACCCCGACGACATGGGCAAAGCCGAGCGCGACATGCTCACGACGACGTACAACACCTGTGGCCAGTGCCAATACTTCGAAAAGGCGGAAGGCCAGCACCAGATGACGGCGCAGCGCTTTCTCGAGCGACTCGTTCGAGAAGAGGATTGGCGCGCGCATCACCTCGCCTCGCAACCTGGCGAGATGGGCCTTTGCGGCGCGCACAGCTCGGGTCGCGGCGGCGATCAAATGCTCACGGGACCTCTGTGCAAAGCTTGTTCGCAATTTCGTCCCAACAAGGGCCTCGTCAGCATTCGCAGAAAGTCGACCTGAATGGCGTGCGCGCACGGAAACGTGATCGATGAACGCTGCGGTCAATGCGCAAAGCAAGCTAGCGCACCTGTTTACACGACAGCGTCGGCGACGCTCTACGGCTGGACGTGGTCCTACCTGACAAAGCTTCTCGATCTTGGCTGCGTGTGCGGTCACAAGGACAGCGCAACCTGTCCGCTTCACCGCAAACGGCCCGCGCGTCCCGATCGCAGTCTTGTCCGCGCGCTGTCTCTCGCACACCGCATGCGAACGCGAGCGGCGTGATGACAGACTACCTGCTCTGGGCGATGCTGCTCATCGGCTGGGTGTACGCCATCACAGAGGCGTCGATCTTCGCGCCAGTCCGCATTTTTATCGCCGAGCACCTCGGCCGCATTGCGGAAGCGGGCATCTACTGCCCGGCGTGCACAGGCTTTTGGATTGGCGCTGTGCTTGGCCACGCAGGGCTGTGGCCCCACGACAGTGGCTGGGCACCCGGCGAAAGCGCTTTTGCTGCGATGGCCGTTGCCGCGACGTGGAACAAGCTTCTCGGCGGCAACGCAGCGTGGCAAATCGAACGCGGCGACAGCGACGAAGGATCTGATCATGACGCGACGCAATCGAGCGAAGCGCGGGAGGAGAGCTAACAACATGGCCGGCCCACAGAAACACATCCGCGAAGAAGTCCCATGGGACGATCTCGAAGAGGTGATGAAGAACTACCCCGAGGTCACGCTTCGCATTCAGCGGCGCAACGCCAAGGGACATCTCCTAACGCTTGCTGCGAACGTCAACATGGAGACGAAGCAGCTCACCGACATCGAGGACTGGCTTCAAGCATTCGCAGGCGGCGGTCAGTACGAGCTCGAAGTGAAAAACCCGGCGAGCCCTGCGGACAGACTCGTGCCGCGGTTCAAAGTGCGACTCGAAGGCGCGATGCGACCGCCGCGCTTTCTCGGTAACCCCGAAGATCAGTACCCCGAGCCTCAAGATCCGTACGGCCAACCTGCGCACGGCCCCGTGTCACAACAAAGTGGCTTTCAAGCGCCGCTCGGGCCGTGGGGCCAAGGTCTGACGCCTTCCCAACAGCGTCAGTACATCAGCGGCGGCCGTCCGCAGCGCCCCGCACCCGGCGCCACGATGGCCTCCGATCAGCTCGCGATGCAGCAGTTCGCCGAGTACAAGGCCGAGCACTCGAAGACCATGCAGAAGCTCGAGTCGCAAGTCGAACGTTTGCTCGAGGAGTCACGCCGCAAGGACGAAGCGCTCGCTGCCGAACGAGAGCGCGCACGCGAAGAGCGTCACAAAAGCGAGCTGTCGCTCATCCGGGAGCAGCTTCGGATGATGAGTGAAGCGCCCAAGGTCGAGAGCAAGGGGACAGCCGACATGGTCGCGGCCCTTGCACCGTTCGCGCCTGTGCTCGCCGCCATGGTGACGAGCCGCGAGACGAGCGCATCGAAGTCGCTCGAGGTGCAGCAACAAGGTCTCGCGTCTCTCATGAACGCGACGCTCAGCCAAGCGAATAAGCCCGACTCGACGACGGAGATGCTCAAGACCTTCGGCCCGCTCCTCATCCCGTTCGTCAAAGACATGATGGACAATAAGTCCCCGGAGAAGCAGGCGCTTCTCTACAACGCCATGGCTGAAAACTCGCTGTCATCGCTCGCGATGATGGCGCAGCTCATCGAGTCCTTCGCGTCGCAGGGTGGCGATCCCGATCCATGGTGGCTCGGGCCCGTCAAGGAAGCCCTCGGCGGCGTCGTCGGCATGACCGAGGCGTACATGATGAGCAAGGGGGGTCTGCCGGGTCAGGCGCCGCAAGCGCCCCGTCAGATCGCCGCGACGGCTACCGCGAGCGCCAGCGCACCGAAGCCTACGCAGCCCACCCAAACGCAGTTCGCGGCGCCGAGCTACAAGACCGAAGACGCAGACACGCGCGCGGCGGCGCCCACCGACCCCGACGTCTACGAACAAGCCGAAGTGGTCGACGACGTACCCAGTCCCGATCCCGTACGCGCACGAAGCCGCGCCGATCGCGCCATGCAGTTCGCTTCGACAGGCGTCAAGCCGGGCAACGGCGTCGAAGATACGCTCTCGCAAGGCGAACGAACGCTCCTGGCGTTTCTCCCCGAAGCCTTCCAGACGCCTGAGTGGCGCGCGATCGTCGTCGCGCTGCAGCGTCAGGAAGATCCCGAAGACGTCGCCGATCTCTGTGCGAGCTACATCTTGCACTTGATCAACTTCAACTTGCTCCCCGACGCGCTTTCGGATATCACGGTCGACCCGGCGCGCGCACTCGATCGATTGCTCCAGCCGCTTCCCATCATGCAGCACAACCCCGAGTACGCAGTCGCCGTGATGCAGCAGACGATCGAGATGCTCATCGAAGCCGAGGCCATCGAGACACCCGAACCGATCGCAGAGATCGACGACGCGCCGGCTCCGCCGGTCGCGCAGCACGCTTCGTAACGACGAAAGTCGCTACGCAGAAACAACAACCCGGGGAGGGGGCCCACGAAAGTGGCGCCCCTTTTCCTTTGGGCGCGCACTCCACGCCGCTGCGAAATCTCGTCCTGCTTGCCGCGATCTCAGTGGCGCCGCAGAGCCATAGTTTAGCCGTAGTTAAGCCATCGTTTAGTCTTTAGCTCGACGAGTCACGATCTTGAAAGCGTCGTGAAGCCTTTGCGCGTGATGCACTTCCCCGAGCCCTGATCTCAAAGGCGTCAGGGAGCCGTCGTTTGAAGGACGTGAAGTTGGCTGCGATCTTCAAGGCGTCGCAGTGCCAGTTACGTCGAATCCACTTGGCCGCGATCTTCAAGCCGCCGCGGAGCTTGTTGCCGGTACGTCTTCTTCGCCGCGATCTTCAAAGCGTCGCGGAGCTTTGTTGTGTAGGTCGTACAGACCACCGACCCGCCGTGATCTTCAAGGCGTCACAGAGCCGTCGTCGTAAAAGGAAAGGCGCTCGCGTTTCGGCGGCGCCCTCCCCCCTTCGTAGCAGCAAAGCCGCTGCGCTGTTGGGACACTGATACTCCCCCTGGCCGGAGGCCAGGGCAAGCCCCGTCACGATCTTGAAAGCGTCGTGAAGCTTTTGCGCGCGTTTGAAGGACGTGAAGTTGGTTGCGATCTTCAAAAAAATCCGAAAAGTCCCTTGACGTGTTTTGCGTCGTGCGGCAAGGTCGACTCCTCTTCGCTGCTCCGTGAGCAATACCAACCCCAAACACCAAATGGGGGCGGCGAGGGGAGGGAGACCGGACGCGTGCGACTCGACTACCCATCCCGTGGATGGGCAGAGCTTTCGTGGTCAGATGACGACGACGAGCTCAGCCGTGAAGCCACATTGCTCATCAGTGATCTGAGCGATGTGCCAGGCGTTGAGCTGCGCGAAGAAGAGACACGCGCGTGTCTCGCAGCGCCCCGGAACGCGTGGAGCCTCGAGGCGTGGCAGCAGCTCGTTCGTAGCGTCCGTGTCACAGGCTCGGTTCGGTTTCATCTCTTCAATCCTGGGCGGGCGTTCGTTGCAGCGCGTCCACTGTACGAGCACCAGCGGTTGGCGGCAGGTTTTCTTGTTCAAAATGGTGGCGGCCTCTGCGCGGACACGATGGGTTTGGGCAAGACGGCCGCCGCAATTGATGCAGCCGAAACGCTGGCGTTGCAGAACGGGCTCGATCGACATCGTATTGTCATCGGGCCCAAGTACACGCGCGACGTGTGGCGTCGTGAGCTTTTGGCGGTGGGCGCGATCGAAAGTGAAGCTGAGTTTTTCTTCGCGGAGGGCCACGATCCACGAAAGAAGCCCATCGACTGGGACGCTGCTGTGTGGTTCTTCGTTCACTACGATATCGCGCATCACTGGACGACGTTTCTTCAGCGCGGTCCCAACGGCCCACCGATCGTTGTCATCCTCGACGAGTGTCATTGGATCAAGGGTGGACGCAATCAGCGAAGTCGCGCCGCGCAAGCGATTGCGGGCTGCGCACCGTTTCGTATCGGTCTCACGGGGACGCCGATGGCGAACCGGCCGTCGGAGCTGTGGTGGCCGCTCACCGTGCTCGACGGTAAGCGTTCGTGGGGCTCGCCTGTTGACTTCCGACGTCGCTACAGCTCCGCGCAGTACCAGGAGCAGTTTGGTGGCTACCAAGATGGCGAGCCGAGTCACATCGAAGAGTTTCAAACGCGCCTGAAGACGCGGTACATCCGGCGCACGATTGAAGACGCTGGCGTGAAGCTTCCGAAGCTCACGCGTCAGCTCATGAACGTCGAGCTCGACGACAAGCGGCGCGAGACCTACGACGGCATCGTCCAAGGCGTCGGCAAAGACAACCTCGTGCGCGCCGTGCTCGAGCGCCGTGCGGGCAAAGGAACGCTCTCGGCCATCACGAAGCTCCGGAAGCTCACGTCGCGCGGCAAGCTCGGGGCGACGACTGCGTACGTCTACGACACGGTCAGGGCTGGCGATTCGGTGGTCGTATTCGTCTGGGAGCGCGCGACCGTTGAACAGCTCGCGCGGTCGGGACCCTACGAGCACGATCACGTTTTCACGGTGCACGGCGGCTATTCCCAAGATGCGCGTGACGCGTCGGTTCGCGAGTTCCAGAAGTACGGCGGCGTGCTCATTTCGACGCTCGACGCGCTCAAGGAAGGCGTCACGCTCACCAAGGCGCGTCACGTGTTGCTTCACGATCTGTCGTGGGTGCCGTCGGACATCCTTCAGGCGGAGGCGCGCGTTTATCGCATTGGTCAGGACAAGCCCGTGCAGTCGACGTGGATGGTCTGTCCCGATTCGATCGATGTGCTTTTCGCCGCGACGCTCGCAGGCAAGGCGGACGCGATCAGCGAGATGATGGGCATCACAGCGGCCCAAGACGCTGCCGAGGAGCTGGGCCTCGAAGAGTTCACCGCGGCTTCGTCAGTCGAGGCCGACATCGAACGTCTATTGGGATGGTGGTCATGACACTTCATTTTACGGTGGCGATTCGGCACGTGCCGTGCGGCGGTGCCAAAGTTGCTTGGGATCCTTTGGGCGATCAGTACGCGTGTGAACGGTGCGGTGTGCGTTTGGTTGTGCCGTACGACACATTGCCCCCGGGCTTCGTAGAAATTCACGCGGCCTCGCAGCTTGAAAGTCTGGTCGCGTTTCTGCGGGCGCTGCCCACGCCAGAAGAGCTTCGCTTGGCAACGAGCATTGTTCGCGATGCACTCGCCGCTGCGCAGAACCAGTCACCTGAAGGCGCCGCGGACGGCACTGTCGATGCGGCGCTGTGGATTGCGGTGCGCGATGTCGCAAATACGCTGAGCCATCTTGCGAATGCAATCGAGACGGCGGTCAAGGTCGGGGGTGCGTCATGCCGGAAGTGAAAAAGAAGCTGAACTTCAAAGACATCCTCGAAGAGTTTCGTCGAACCGCTGAGCACCTCGAAAGCGGAGGGGACCCGTGTGAATGCCGTGAGTTCATGCTCGCGTGCGCGGCGGACGTCATTGTGAAAGCGGCACACGGTGGTGTTCCGCTGGCGATTGCTGTTCCTGTCTTCGTGGTGGTCTCGGAATTCTTTTTCGAAGCTGCGCAGAAAGCGGCGTACGCCGAGGCGACAACGGTCGAGCAGCGTCGCGCAGCCGACGCGCTCCTCGAGAGGCTTCACTTGATTGCGCTGCACGCGGTCGACGAGTTGCCAAATCACATTCAGACGACGGTCGGTACGCGCGAAGTGATCGACGACGTGCGCGCCAAAGCGGACGTCGCAGAAGCCCTCGCGGCGTTTCGGCGTACGGAAGGCGGTGACGCGTGAGTGACGGTGTTGGCCATCAGCATACAGCGCGCTGTTGGAAGGAGTACACCGCGTGTGGCGAACATCACGCGCACGACTACAACTGCGGTAACGGCATGTTGGGACCGGGCTGCCCGACCTACGTTCGCGCGAAGCTCGATCGGTTTGCGGATCGCGCGGCGCAGGCTGGAATTTACAGCGTGCGACTTTCAGAGGATCTTCGTGTACTGCGCGAAGAAATCAAAAAGCGTCAGTTCGCTGTCGCGTATGGCGCGGACGGCCTTCAAAAGGACATCGCGCGCGTGCGCGCACTGACGTCGACCGTACACGATACTGACGCTGCGTTCGAGCGCATTGTGCAGTACCTCTTGGAGCGCGCGTGAGTTTCTCCGTCTACATCGCCGGTGCGTACCGTGATCGGGAGCGTGTCTTACGCGCCATGGCGCAGATCGAGGCTGCGCCTGCGCTTCACGTTGCGCACAACTGGGTGAAACTCATCGACGACAGCACGGGCGGTGATCAAAGTCGGGAGGCTGATCTCGAGTCTGATGTTCGACACGCGGCGGCGCGTGGTGATCTCAACGCGATGTTTGGGGCGAACGTGTTTTGGTTTCTCGTGCCTGCGGAGGGCGGTCGAGGTTGTTGGTTCGAAGCGGGTGCGGCTTACATAGCAGGGCGTACGGTGCTCATCGCGTCGGGCCCCGCCGTGGGCGTCACGGTCTTCACGGAGCTGTTCGACTACAAGTTCGCGTCCGACGAAGAAGCGTTCGAGTTCATTACGCAACGGGGATGGCGATGAAGATGAAGTGGGAGCCACGTGATCTGTGGGTGGGTCTGTTCTGGGACCGACGCCCGGACGGCCTACACTGGTACGTGTGTCTTGTGCCATGCGTCGTGATCCATTGGGTGACGACATGACTGATTGCACGATGCTGGACGGGGTCATGACTGTCATCATCAGTGAGCTCGGTTCGCTTAGTTACGAGGAGCGTCGCCATGTTATCGAAGCGCTCGAAGCGCTTTACCCACCGCGCGGGGCGATCGTGCCGGTGCCATTTGATTTCAGCGTTGCGGCGATGGCGGTGCCCAATCCTCGTGCGTATGGGTGGGAGACACTGGCTCACGACAATCAGGTCTACTGCGCGAGGTGCGATCATCACGCGCGGTGGCGCCTGCGGCTCGTATGCGATGGGGCCTACCAGTACCGCTGTGATCTCCACGTTCTTGCCGACGTAGCCGACGCGGGTTCACGATGACGCTCATCACGATCCCAGGCGCGCCCCCGCGGAAGCCGCAGTTCAATAAGGATCGCCGGCCGCCGGACGTCGTGTTGAACATTCCCGATCCGGGTGCGTCGCCGCGAGGCAACTCGTACTGGAAGGTCGTTCGCGGCTGCCCGCGGGAGCATGCGCTGCGCAACATCGTCGGCATCAAGAAGGAGGGCGACCAAGAAGCACTCACCGTGGGTCTCACGTTCCACTACGCGCTCGAGGTCTATTACCGGTGCATTCAGGCCCATCAGCACGCGCTCGGAACGACCGCGGCGCGTCCGGATATCGCGAGCGCGGACTACTTTTGGGGCGCGACGAGCGACGCGGAGAAGATGGCCTGGCGCGCTGTCTACCCGATGAGTGTCGAGCCGGGCTACGAAGACACCTACGCCGAGCTCGAACGGATGCTCGCGTCGTACCTCGACTGTTACCGACGCGCGGACAAGTGGCGCATCGTCGCCGTCGAAGAGACGCTCGCGTACGCCGATAGCGGGGGCGCGTTTGGAACGCCTGGTTTTCAGCAGGGGGCGATGGAATACAGCGCGCGGCTCGATCTCATCGTCGAAGACTACGCGCGCGGCGGCCTCTGGGTGGTCGAGCACAAATGTCTAGCGGGCGATTCGATGGTTTGGAACGCGGCGACTGGACAATTGCAAGCGCTTGCGACACTCGTCGGACAGCCTGTGCGCGTTTACACGGGGACTGACGGTGAAAGTGTCTCGGCTGTTGTAACGCCCAACGGTGTTCGCGACGTGTACCGCGTGACGACTAGTTCTGGTCGGTTTTTGGACGCTTCGGATAACCATCCATTTCTAACTGCGCGTGGGTGGGTTCCAGCAGCGGCCTTACACGTTGGTGATTGGGTGGCTTCTCCAGCGACGACTGGCGTCGGTCCTGCGGCTAGCGCTGTAATACCTGACGCTGATGTAGCGCTTATGGGCTACATGCTTGGTGACGGTACGATGCGCGCTGGGCGCTTCACAAAAAGTGAGGGTCCGACACTTGACCGTGTGCGGGTGCTCGCCGCGCAGCAAGGCTATGGACAGCACGAGCGGCGGGATCCGCGAAGCGGTGCTGTCACTATTTCGCTTGGTGCAAAGTTGCGGCAGTTTTTGCGGCAACACGGTGTTGACCGTTGTCGTGCTGCCGAAAAGTTTATCCCATCGGCGTTTTTTTCGTTGCCGGATCGGCAGGTGGGTTTGCTGCTTGGTGCTCTGTGGAGCACCGACGGTTGTGTTGATGTTTTTGCTGAGACGCGGAATGGCTCGACGCAACAGAAAGTCCGAATTGCGTACGCGTCGCGGTCTGAAGCGTTATGTCGTGGCGTTCAGACGCTTCTACTCCGGCTGGGGTTGGACAGCACAGTGTGCCAGTCGTCCGTTGCGTACCGTGGCGGTCGCCGTCCGTACTGGACGACTAAGGTAGTGGGGCGCACGATGAAGCGCGCGTTCTTGACGGCGGTGGTGGAAGGGCGAATCGACGCGCCGAAGTACGCACTGAATGCGCTTTTGGACGCGCGTGCTGCGGTTAAAGAGGGCGATGATCGTGTGGTCCCTGTTGATTGGGTTGGTCGTGATCGACTCAGCGCTGCGGGGTTTCGGCTGTCGCGCGGTGCAACTGCGGTTGAGCTGTCGACGTTGCAACGCCTTGGGCTTTGCGACGTGGACGCGCCCGAATTGCTTTGGCAGCGCGTAAAGTCTGTATTCGTCAAAGGTCGTGAGATGACATACGACCTGTCGATGCCTACGCATCATCAGTTTGTCGCCAATGACCTCATCACGCACAACACGGCCAAGAGCTTCACCGAGGATCTCATCGAGGGCTATCAGCTCGACCAACAGATCGTCGGCCAGGTGTGGCTTCTTCATGCGTGCGTTGATCTCACGCAGTACCCGACGCTCAAGGGCGTCACGATCAACCTGACGAGCAAGACGAAGACGCCAAAGCATCAGCGCGTGGACGTCTGTCCGTCGAATAAGCACATCGTGGCGTTCGAAGAGTCGCTTCGCGCGTGGAACGCTGTTGTACCGACGTTCGAACGGCACGGATGGCCCAAGGCGCTCGGCAACTGCTCGGGCCCGATGCACTACTTCAAGAAGTGCGAGTTTTTCGACGTCTGCCATGGCTGGCCTGACGTGAGCGTCGCGCAGTTCTTACGGCGTCCGCCGCCGCTCGGGTTTGTCACGAAAGAGGAAACGCAATGATCCAGGTTTTCAATGCGCAGGATATCGACACGCCGTACACGCGGTGGTTTCTCTACGGCGAGTCGGGTAGCGGCAAAACGAAAAACGCGAGTAGCTTCCCGCGTCCGTTCTTCATCTTGCCGCGGAACGAGAACTCGATTCTCACGCTGCGCGGCCTCGACGTGCCGTACACACTCATCGCGAATCGGCAGGAGATGGAAAAGACGCTCGGTTGGCTCACCGAGCAGTACCTTCTGATGCTTCGGCACTTCGAAGCGAATAACGACGACGCAGCGCACGAAGCGTTTCCGTACGAGACCATCGTCATCGAAAACCTCAGCCACTACTGCGAGCTCGTCGTCGAAGACATCTCGCGCGGCGGTGAAATCAAGATGGATCAGCAGGCGTGGGGGCTTGTCTCGAACCACCTGCGGAACATCCATTCGACGCTCTGCAACATGGATGTGCACACGGTCTACACGTCGCTCGCCGCCGTGGACGAAAAGAAGGGCAACATCCCGATGATCACGGGCAAGAACGCGCTTCTCATGCCGAGCTCGTGCGACGTCATCGCGTACTGCGAAACGCACAAGGGTAAGAAGAACGACGTCTACACGATGCACTTTCGGAAGTTCGCCGGCTGGCCTGCGCGCTCGCGCTTTTCGAACTTTCCCGAGTCCGTCAACAACTTCGATTTTCGAAACTTTGAGTCGCTCATCAGCGATTCCTAGACAAACCAAACGCAACACAAAAAAGTAGGAGTCACGGAAAAATGCCACAGATCAATTTCACAGCCGGCGAGAGCACTGGCGGCTCGTTCGAGCCGCTCCCCGAAGGCACGGCGCTCTTCGAGATCGAGAGCTACGAGGTGGGCGCGTCGAAGAACGAAAAGCCGCAGCTCGAGCTGACGCTGAAGATTCTCAACGGGCCGCGCGAGGGTCAGTC